TTTAACAAAAATACCTCTTAGTGAGTTATCAGAAAATAAAGCACTTATTCAAACAAAGGTTAAAGCTATTAAAGACGAGCATGAGAATAACCTTTACTTACAAAAACTACCATCCGATGGTGTAACAATCAACAAGATTAAAAACATCATTAAGAAAATCAATGCCAAGGGTAAAAAAGTGGATGTACTTGTTTTGGATTATATTGATTGCCTTTCTATGGAGAAGGAGCATTCAAACACAGAAGAATGGTCTAATGAAGGTAAAATCATGAGAGCTTTTGAGAGTATGGTTGATGAGATGAATGTTGTTGGTTGGACAGCTACACAAGGTAACAGAAGTTCTACAAGTGTGGAAGTGGTTAAAACCGAAAATATGGGTGGTAATCTTAAAAAAGCTCAGATTGCCCACTTTATTATGAGTATTGGTAAAACACTTGAACAGAAAGATCAAAAAATTGCAACAATATCGATTCTTAAGAACCGTATGGGTGATGACGGTATGATCTTTAAAGATTGTTTATTTGATAACTCTAGAATCCTTATTGATACTAATGATGTGTTAACAGAGAAGGGTTTTGAGTCCCAAAAAAAGCAATCAAATGTTGAAGCTAGAAGAAGATACCTAGAAAGCGTTGCTGCTCAAGGAAATACAGAAAATACGGAAAATACTTTGGAAATTGAACAAAATATTTAAGAATATTCATACCTTTGTCCATATTTATTTAAACAATAAAAAAATTAATTTATGCAAGAACCTATATTACAGGAAAACCCTAACAGATTTGTTATTTTTCCTATCGAACACAACGACATTTGGGAGTTTTACAAACAACACCAAGCAGCGTTCTGGACCGCAGAAGAGGTCGATTTATCTAATGACATTAGAGATTGGCAGAACTTAACCGATAATGAAAGATATTTCATTAAGAACATACTTTCATTTTTCGCTTCTTCGGACGGAATTGTGAACGAAAATCTTGCTGAAAATTTCTTGAAAGAGGTCCAATACCCAGAAGCTAAATTTTTCTATGGTATCCAAATCGCGATGGAGAATATTCACAGCCTTATGTACTCTTTGTTGATTGATACATACATCTCAAATCACCAGGAGAAGATCGAAAGTTTTAGAGCGTTAGAATATTTACCTGCCGTACAGAAAAAAGCTAAATGGGCTTTAGATTGGATTGAAAACGCATCTTTTCAAGAAAGATTAATTGCTTTTGCGGCGGTTGAAGGTATTTTCTTTTCAGGGTCCTTCTGTTCTATTTTTTGGCTAAAATCAAGAGGTTTGATGCAAGGCTTATGTAACGCAAACGCCCTTATCTTTAAAGATGAAAATTTGCATTGTGATTTCGCAATTCATTTAACTAATAACCACGTTGTTGATAAACCGAGTGAAGCAAGAATCAAAGAGATTCTTTTGTCTGCCCTAGAAATTGAAAAAGAGTTTATCACTGAGTCGTTACCAGTATCATTAATTGGTATGAACTCAAACCTAATGAAACAATACTTAGAGTTTGTCACAGATGGTCTATTGGTTAAATTTGGTTGTAAGAAAGAATTTAATGTTGAACAACCGTTCAAATTTATGGAGCAAATTGCCGTTGAAACAAAGGGTAATTTCTTCGAATCCAGAACAATGGAATACCAAAAAGCTAAATTGAATGAGAAACTTAGCTTTACGGATGATTTCTAATTAAAATTAAAAAACATTTAATATTAAAAATAAAATGATCATACAAAAACGTAATGATGAGCAGGCTGCGTTTAATCCAACAAAGATTTTAACGAGAATCAAAAGAGCGGCAAAAGGTTTAAAAGTCAACACCGATGAAATTTTTATCAAGGGGATAACATCTTTACCTAACGAGGGTGTTGTAACCACTAAAGAAATTGATAAGTTGTTAGCTGAAATTTCCGCTTCTTACACAGGTAGTCATTATGACTATAGTAAGTTAGCGGCAAATATCGCAATCTCTTCATACCATAAAGAGACGAACCCAAGTTTTAGCGAAACAATGAAATTGTTAGCTGAAGATAGTATTATTAACGATGAGTTAATGAAAATAATTGAAAATTACGGCGCCGATAATATTGATGCCGTTATTAACCACGATAGAGATCTCCAGTTTGATTATTTCGCGTGGAGATCTTTACACGAGATGTATTTAACAAAAACATCACAGGGTAAACAAATTGAAAGACCACAACACATGTATATGCGAGTGGCTCTATGGGTAACAAACTCATTTGAGGAAGCTGTTGAATATTATGAAGCCCTATCAAATCAGTTTATCTCACCAGCAACACCTATTATGATTAATTCTGGTACCAAAATCCCACAATTAGCGTCATGTGTGTTACATTACAACAATGATGACTCTAGAAACGGTCTTTTGGATAGTTTAAGAGACATCTCAGTTTATTCCGCTGATGCTGCTGGTATTGGACTTTGCATGTCTAATATTCGTAGTAAAGAGAGTAGAATTAAAACATCTGGTGGTTTTGCTGGTGGGTTGTTAAAATACCTTAAAATCGTAAACGAATCACTCCGCTTCTTTAACCAACAAGGTCGTAGACCAGGTAGTGCCGCTATCTATGTTGAACCTTGGCACAAAGATATTTTTGATTTACTTGAAATTAAAAAGAACACTGGGGCTGAAGAATTAAGAGCCACTCTTTGTTCAAGACCACCCTTTTTTCCTTTTTCAGTGGAGTATGAATTAATGTCAACAACTTTGTTTAAAGCCACTTCAGGAGTGTTTTGGTGATGAGTATGAGGCTAACTATAACAAAGCTGTTGAAATGGGTTTAGGTAAAAAAATAAAAGCCCAAGAAATTTGGATTAAAGTTATTGAGTCACAAGTCGAAACTGGTGTCCCATACCTATGTTCAAAGGATAGTGCTAATAAAAAAACAAACCACCAGAATATCGGGGTTATCAAACAATCTAACCTTTGCAATGAGATTTATCAATTTACGGATGAAAAGACAACAGCTATTTGCACGTTATCATCCATTGTTGTTAAAAACTATGTAAAGAATAAAACTTTTGATTTCGATCAAATGTATCATGAGGTTAGAAAAGTTGTTAGGGCTTTAAACAAAGTTGTTGACATTAATTCATACTCCACTGAAAAAGGAAAAAAGGGTGGTCTTGAACAAAGAGCAATTGCTATCGGTGTACAAGGTCTTGCTGACGTATTCTTTTTAATGGATTACGTCTTCACATCAGATGAGGCAAAAGAGTTAAATAAAAGAATTTTTGAAACAATTTATTTTGCAGCTATTAGCGAAAGTAACGAATTGTGTAAATCTGGGGAGTACAAACCATACAAATACTTCAAAGGATCACCAATGTCCAAGGGCAATTTCCAATTTGACATGTGGGGTATTGACCAAAATGAGTTAATGTGGGATTGGGATTCTCTTAAAGAATCTGTAAAAGAGTATGGTGTTTGTAATAGTTTATTTACAGCACAAATGCCTGTAGCATCTTCAGCTAAAATCACAGGTTCTTATGAGATGACAGAGGTTATTCCATCTAACCTTTTCAACAGAAGAGTTGTTGGTGGTGAGTTTTTGATTGCTAATAGATATTTGATTGAAGATTTTGAGGATTTGGGTATTTGGTCCGAACAATTCAAAAATGAAATCATTATGAATGAAGGTTCAATCCAAAATATTAACTTTAATAAGTTTTTGGATCCAACTGACAAACATTATGAGAAAAAAATTAAAAGAATTGAGCATTTAATTCAAAAATATAGAACTATTTGGGAAGTTTCACAGAAAGAATTGATCGACATGGCTGCGGATAGAGCACCATTCATTGACCAATCACAATCTATGAACGTTTATTTCCAAAACCCAACCGTTCAAAAGTTATCCTCTAGCCATTTCTGGGCTTGGAAACGTGGTCTTAAGTCGCTATGCTACTACGTTAGAACAAAAGCAATTTCAACTGGAGCGAAACACTTAGCGATTAACATTGCTAGTACCGAAACACCAGTAGCCGCTGTAGCACCAAAACCAGAACCAATGGTTCAGGAAATATCAAAACCAGAAAACAGTCAATTTGATTGTTTTGGGTGTAGCGCTTAAGCTAAAATACCGATTATACTGAAATCCCGTCATATTGGCGGGATTTTTTTTTATTTACAAAAAATAAAATATACCGATATTTATTTATAAAAGATTTATGGC